GCGCCGACATCATTGCGGAAGTTGGGTCTGGTGGCATCTACGCTGCCGGGTTCTCGCACCTGGACGCCAGCCGGTTTAACGAAATCGAAGTGGTGCCGCTGGCCGACGCGGTTGCGTTGCTTCCGCCCGACGAGCCGATTGTGTGAGTGCCGTCTCCCCACAACCTAGCGCAATTCGGCACGATTCGGGGCATTTCAGAAGTGGACAGCGCGCGTATAACCGCGCTATGGTCAACGCTGACGGCCAAAAAACTTTTTTCGTTGAGATTCTGCCGAAGAAATCTGCGGACAGATTCATCGCAGAGCGGCACTACAGCGGAAGCGCTGTGTGGGCCTCGCACACGCACCTAGGCGTATTCGACGGAACCGGCTTCCTGTGGGGTGTCTTGCAGTTCGGGCCGTCGATGAATCCCAAGGCGACCAGCAAGGTCATTGAGGGGATGCCCCCGAGCGGCCTTGTCGAACTCAATCGGATGGTGTTCATCGACGGACACAAGCCCAACCTCGTTTCGTGGGCGATCGCAAAAACGCTGCGACATATAAGGCACCACAGGCCACACGTTCAGGTGGTGCAGAGCTTCGCGGACCAGCGGTGCAGCAAGCTCGGAGCCGTGTACCAGGCCGCCAATTTCCTTTACATCGGCAGCCACAGGACGGCGTTCTATTACCTCGACGGCGAGTGGTTCCATAAGTCGCTGCTTGGCCGGGCGGCAAAGGACAATCGCGGCTGGGGTAGTGGCCCAAAGGCCGCCCGGCTTGCCGCCGGAAGGCATCGGGCAGAGAAGCACGAATTCGACCAGTACCGCTACGTTTTCCCGCTGACGGCCTGGGCAAGAAAGAAACTGCTTCCCAAGGCTCTGCCGTACCCAAAAGCGTGCGAGGCGGCTCCGGTGACGTTCCCGCGAGCGTACCGCCCGGCGACGGCCGATGGCGATCATCAGATGCAGTTGTTCTAGTGCGCTCTTCACCTTAGAGAGAGTAATGATCGCGTCTTTGCTGCTCGTTGTGGCGATGTGGGCATCTGAGCCTCCCGGCCAGCAGTACGCAGTTTCGCACGGGAGCAGGGTTATATTCTGGGTCGAAGAAGAACGGTCGCCAACCTACGGAACGGTGTGCTACTTGTGGGGCTACTACCCTGTGATCGTGGCAGACGGCGGCGGGATGTTTGAATTCAATGCTGTGTCGTGGTGCGTCGGCTGGCTGTGACGCTCTCGGCCGTAGGTCGTGCGTATAATCCCCGCATGAGCCGCCTAGACGAACTACGAAACATGACGCCCGCCGAAGTGGATCGAATCCACAGGGTCTTTGAGGCTCTCGGCAGCGACGAGGAGAGGGCCATCGAAGCCATTGCAGACCTGCGGGCCTACTGCGGAAGGAAATGGCCGACGATGCTGGAAGAGGCGTTGCGGCGTTACCAGAAGGCAAGACGCGGCGACGAGTGACCGTACTGAAATCAAGGGACTGTCAGATGGGCCAGAAACAACTCCCCTTCATGCCGCCCGTCGCCCGCTGCAATCGGTGCAACGACCGGAAGGACAGCAACGGGCCATGCCCACGCTGCGGCTGCCCTGAGTTCAGGCTGGCCAAGAGTTGACCAAGTGCGCTACTGCACCAGAAGAGCGAAGGCTAGGTAGTTGCGAACAAGTGCATAGGTTTTGTATTTCGCAATAATTGCGTCAGGGGCAATATTCCCGAAATGGAATACCTGCGACACGACGCCGAAACGTGTTCCCAAAACGTATCAAAAACGACACGTTTTCCGTATGAGTTCGGATACAATCTGGGCGATCCCGGCGGACAGCGACCGGACAGATAAACCGGTTTTGCGACCCCGCCGGGATCGTTCTTGATTCTGGAGTATGGAACATGGCACACGCACTCCTGAAGTTCGACCTCGCTGACCCCGACGACGCCCGCGAGCATCGGTACGCTCTGGCTGGCAAAGATGCCTTGATCGACCTAGAGCGGATCGACCAGCACTGTCGCGGAAGGATCAAGCACGGCGAGATCGGAGACGAGGCTCGCAGCGAACTGGAGGCGGTGCGCCGGATGATCGCTGCCGAGCTGACGGAACTGCTGCACTAGTGGCGTTTGGGAAACATATCGAAACCGATATGTTTCGGCCCGCGACACTATTGAGCGAACATAGTGACGCAACGCCCCCTCCCATTCATGCCGCCGCGAGTGCTTTGCAATCGGTGCAACGCCGAGAAGCAGAGCAACGGGCCATGCCCACGCTGCGGCTGCCCAGAGTTCCGGCTGGTCAAATAGTGCCTATGCGAGCCGCATAGATTAAGTTGACCGCCTCGCTAAGTTGGCGGCATGGCATGGACGATCCACCACGGCGACTGCCGCGAAGTCATGGCGACGCTCGACGCCGAGAGCGTTGACGCCATCGTGAGCGATCCGCCCTACGGCCTGTCGTTCATGGGCAAGGGCTGGGACCACGGCGTGCCGGGCGTGGAGTTCTGGACCGAAGCCATGCGCGTCGCGAAGCCAGGAGCCCACCTGCTCGCGTTCGGCGGGACTCGGACCTATCACCGGCTCGCCTGTGCCATCGAGGACGCGGGCTGGGAGATTCGGGATTGCGTGATGTGGGTGTACGGCAGCGGCTTCCCGAAGTCGCACGACGTGAGCAAGGCGATTGACAAGGCGGCTGGGGCGGAGCGGGAACGAATCGGCGGCCCCAAGTCTGGCGGCATGAAGTCTGTGAATTGCCACAACGCCATCCACGGTTATCGGCCAAATGATTACGCCGAGAACGGAAACTCGCTCATTTCCGGCGACCCGATCACCGACGCCGCCCGCCAGTGGCAAGGCTGGGGCACGGCCCTCAAGCCCGCCTGGGAGCCGATCATCGTGGCCCGCAAGCCGCTCGTCGGCACCGTCGCCGAGAACGTGCTGACGCATGGCACGGGGGCGATCAACGTGGATGGGTGCAGGGTGGCAGGCCCAAAGCACACGCAATCGACAAGCCACGCCGGGGGCCAGCACGGCCGGTACGGAAGCCTCCCGGCGAGAGGGCCGCAGGTTGACGATGGAAACGGCCGCTGGCCCGCCAACCTCATCCACGACGGCAGCGAGGAGGTGGTGGGGCTGTTTCCGGCCAACGTCAAAGGCGGCACATGGAACCGCACCGCCGGGGCTCGGCACTTCAACAATGACGGCGAGCCGACCGACTACCAGACGAGCGGCAGCGATTCGTCATCCGGCTCTGCCGCCCGCTTCTTCTACTGCGCCAAGGCGAGCAAGGCGGATCGGGATGAAGGGTGCGAGGGGCTGGAGGCGAAAAGCAGACTTGAGGATGTCGGCAACAAATGGACTACCGTTGACTACCGAGACGGGCATGAGCGAAGCGTTATGTCTCGCAACCACCACCCCACCGTGAAGCCCACCGCCCTCATGCGTTACCTATGCCGCCTCGTCACGCCACCCGGCGGCGTTGTGCTCGACCCGTTCACAGGCAGCGGATCCACGGGCAAGGCCGCGACCCTTGAGGGCTTCCGGTTCATCGGCATCGAACGCGAGGCGGAATACGTTGAGATAGCCAAGGCGAGGATCGCGGCGGTTGATGCTGGGGCCGGGCCGCTGTTCGCGTGAAGTGCGCTATCGCGGCGACATAAGGCTGCAAGCCAACTGGACGCTAGCCATAGGCTGAAGGCATGCCAGCACGCATGCCAAGCCACAGGCCGCCCAGGCTGAGAACACAGCCCAGGCGTGACGACTCAGCCAGGCCAAACGCAGCGGCACGAGGCTACTGCTCGAAGGCCCACAAGGCGTGGCGTCAGGCCGTGCTGAACAAGTGCAACTGGCAATGCGTGGACTGTGGGCGTGTGGCCCACGGTCGAAGCATGCACGCCGATCACGTCGTGCCTATCAGCCAAGGTGGCGAACGGTACGACGTGGGCAATGGCGAGGCCAGATGCTTGTCGTGTCACAGTAGGAAGACACGGCGAGAGACGATCCAGAAGCATTTGACATAAAGCGCATGCTGCACGGCACAAGGAGGTTTATCTCATGTGCCGAAATGTTGTGTGCCTAGATTGCAAGAAGCAGTTTGCGTCGCAAGCCAAGAGAGGCCCGATTCCAAAGCGTTGCGAAGCATGCCGCCGAGCGGTAGACACACTGCGATCCAAGACAAACAATCGCAAAAAAGCGAACGCTGGGCACCTTCGCGTGTGCGTTCATTGCAACAAGCAATGGCTCGCAAGGCACCCTAAATCGAAGTTTTGCAGCCGCAGCTGCCAACACCTTGCGAGCGGCGGCAGGGTGATTGTGACGTGCGAGCAATGCCACCAGCCATTCAACACAACGCTCAAGCGCAGGAAGGAAGGGCATAGATTCTGCGGCAAAGCCTGCATGCGGCAAGCACGCCAGCCG